AATATTATTTCGTTGTTTGGGAAGAAAATATCGTTTATAGTTATGGGATGAAGGACTTCCCCGCTATAAAAGTAAATATTAATGATTTAATTCCATATGCACGGAACTCACGGACGCATTCGGAAGATCAAGTCACTCAAATTGCTGCCAGCATCAAAGAGTTTGGGTTCACCAATCCTGTGTTGATTGACGGACAGAACGGTATCATCGCAGGGCATGGCCGCGTTATGGCGGCGAAGAAACTCAAGCTGAAGGAAGTCCCGTGCATTGTTGCCGATGGCTGGACTGACGCGCAAAAGAAAGCCTATATCATCGCGGATAATAAGTTGGCGCTCAACGCTGGGTGGGATAATGCCATGCTGGCTTTGGAGTTTGCGGAGTTGGAAGAACTTGGCTTTGACCTATCGCTGACGGGTTTTAGTGAGGCCGAGCTTGCGGCAATCAATCCGCTTGAGGTCACGGGCCTGACCGACGAGGACGCGGTTCCTGAAGCACCTGTGCAGCCTGTGACCATCGAAGGCGATATCTGGATACTTGGCGACCATCGGCTTATGTGCGGGGATAGCACGGACGCGGGGAGTGTGGCGTTGCTGATGGATGGGCAGAAGGCGGATATGGTTTTCACTGACCCGCCGTATAGAATTGAAACACAGGGCGGCTGCAAGGGTAGTATTGGAAAGAGCTTAAGAAAACAAGGCGCGGACATAGACTTTATTTCATCCTTTAATCCGGCTGATTTTTTAGCTCTGCTGCCGACCGTGTTTGTAAGCGGAAAGATAAACGCATACGTTTTTTGTAACAAAGACCTACTACCCGATTATCTGGTTTGGGCTAGGGATGCTGGGTTTTCCTTTAATGTTTTAATTTGGAAAAAGCCGAGCGCAATACCCATTGGGGACAGCCACCGCCCTGACATAGAATATCTTTTGGTGTTTAGGAAGTCTGCAATCTGGAACAATGGGTTAAAAGACGTAAATTATTCCAGATGCATTGAACATGGGCGCGAAACTGGTCTTCATCCCACCATGAAGCCTGTCGCCATTTTGGAGAACCAGATTAAGATTGCATCAAACCTAAGGTCGCCAGTACTCGACCTATTCGGCGGCTCCGGCTCCACCCTGATCGCTTGCGAGAAAACCAACCGCCATTGCCGCATGATGGAACTCGACCCGAAATACTGCGATGTAATCATAAAACGCTGGCAGGACTTCACAGGCAAGCAGGCAGTCCACGCGGAAACGGGACAACCCTTTGAGGTGTTAAATGACAAAGCCGCATGAACCGGATGACAAGTCACGCGCAACGGTTGAGGCCATGTCGTCCTATGGCATCCCGCATGAGGACATTGCCAAGGTCATAGGCATTGACGACAAGACCCTCCGCAAGTATTACCGCCACGAGCTAGACGTTGCCACGGCTAAGGCTAACGCGCAGGTCGCCCAGCGTCTTTACAAGAAGTGCATGGCTGACGATACGGCGAGCATAATCTTCTGGTTAAAGACGCGGGCTAAATGGGCAGAAACTATGCGGCAGGAAATGCAAGCCCTTGACAAGCATGGGAAACCGACCGATCCTGTAGGGGCGGCGACCGATCTTGAAATATTAAAACGCTATGGAATTGATCTGAAAGGGAAAAACAATGAATCTTGATGGTTTGACGATAAAAAGCCTGCGCGAAGTGGCCGAGAAATTCAAAATTGAACATGCCGGGCTTGGCAAGGTTGAACTGCGCGATGCTATTACCGCGCACATGGCAGGCGTCGCCGCGGTTGAAAAGCCGGAGGTTGTACAGAAAGCGGACGTTTTTCAAAAGCCTGACTTCGCGCCAGAAGATCAGGCGCATGGTGTGTTTGTGCAACCCGCGCCAAAGCCTGAGAGAACGGCGCAGCAGCGTGTTACCCTGCCGACCGCGGTTGAGGGGCGGGCAACGCCGGATGAAGTGCGGAAGGCCGTGCTTACGCACACACAACGCGGGCTTGTCATTGAGCATCTGGACGATGAAAGCTGGCATTTCAAGCGTGGTCTACGCGAGGATTCTGGAACCATGCGCCAGCCGCTTCCGAACATCGTCGCATGTGCATCAAAGCTGGTAGCGCCTGTCATCCTCCCCGATCTTGAGCAAGACACTCCCGGGCATGGATGAGGCCGAACAGGTAGCAGCCGCGCTCTATCGCCAGAGCTTCGATGCGTTCTGCCATCGTGCGTTTAAGATCATCGAGCCTGCCAGCGCGTATGAATGGAACTGGCACATTGGATGTATCGCGGAGCATTTGGAAGCCGTCTATCGCGGTGAAATCAAGAAGCTCATTATCAATGAGCCGCCGCGATCCCTTAAAACATTTCAGGTCGCCGTCGCGTTCCCCGCGTGGGTTATGGGACAGAAGCCACAGAGCCGGTTCATCACGGCATCATACGGGATAACGCTGGCCGAAAAGAGCAGCGTAAAATGCCGTGATATCGTGACATCGCAATGGTTTAAGTCCGTGTTTCCAGACGCGCCCGCGATCCGGCGCGATCAAAATCACAAGGGAGACTGGGAGAACGAATACAACGGCGGTTATTATGCGGCGGGCATATTAGGTTCCATAACTGGGCACGGCTGTCACTACTTTTTGCTTGATGATCCCGCCAAACCTGATGAGGCGCTGTCTGATACGATTCGCAGTAGCACGAACGAGGCCATTCGCAACACAGCGTTTTCGCGCTTCAATGATCCCCGCGATGGGCGCTTTATTCTTATCATGCAGCGCCTCCATGAAGACGATCCGACCGGACACCTATTGCAGGACGGCGGCTATCATCATTTAAAGCTTCCCGCCGAGGCAAAGAGGCCCGTGCTTATTACTCTTGGTGATAAGTTCTGGACGATGAAAGAAGGCGAGCTTCTGTTTCCGCAGCGACTGACTAAGGAGGTCTTGGAAGATCAGCGGACAAACCTTATGGATTATAACTATGTAGGGCAGTACTTGCAGGAGCCTGTTCCTCTTGGCGGCGGCGAGTTCAAGGACACGTGGCCGCAGTATTACCGGGAGGGCGGTATTAATGCCCGCGATATGAACGTATATATCCTGTGCGACCCGGCAGGCGGCGAGGAAAGCCAGAAGAAGAAAAAGAAGCTGTCGGATCGTACGACGTTTATGGTCATAGGGCTGGCAAGTGACAAGAATTATTACTGGCTGGATGGCGTATGCGACCGCCTCAATCCTACTGAGCGGATCGATCGTCTGTTTGAATTGCATCGTAAATGGACGGGACTTACGGGCAAGGGCATAAAGGCGGGGTATGAAGAATACGCGCTCATGTCGGATATTCATTATATCGAAAAGAAACAGGAAGATACGACATACCGCTTCCCGATCATCAAGCTTGGCGGCAGCAAGATCAGCAAGAACGACCGTATCCGTAAGATGATCCCGGATATGCAGCATGGCCGCTGGTGGTTCCCACTGTCATTGCCACAGGTGGATTATCTGGGCCGCACGATTGATCTTGTCAGGGAATTTACAAAATCAGAAATGCCCACCTTTCCAAAAGCCCGCTACGATGATATGATGGACGCGATGAGCCGTATTTATGATGATGAGATGGACGCAATTTTCCCGGCGATAAAACTTGCAAGTACTACCAAGGATTACCGATCAGGGCGCAAGCGCAAGGCGGCGCAAGGATGGATGGAGTGTTGATATGATATCAGATAAAGAGCTTGTCGCCCGCGTCAAAAAGCATAAGTCGGAAACTGACAAGGCGCTTACGACCCAGCGGGAGAACATCAGAAAGTGCAATGCTTTCTATGAAGCTGATTTTATGGACTACATCGATCAGGTGCAGTTTCAGGATCAGAACGGCAATCGCAAGCGCACGATGGTGCAAATCAGCAAGGTGCAGGTTTATGTTGACGCTGTTTCCGGGTTCTTCGCGCAAAACAGGCGGAAACCCGCTTATGTGGCAACATTAGATAATTCTGAAATACAGTCGGCATTCAGCACATATACCACGGCGCTTTCCGATTATTGCCGCCGCAATGCGAATGCGGATCAGGCGGAAAGCCAGTGTGACCGCGATATGCTTATAGGCGGGATTGGCGCTGTCGAAACGGCGCTTTCGTATGGGGAAGGCTACGCGACAAAGGAAAAGAACGGCGAAATCATCATGGGATGCCTTGATCCGCTTGCCGTGTTTTATGATCCTGCGTCCTGCACACCCAATCTGCTTGATGCCCGCTATTGCGGGATTACCAAGCAGTATGAGCTTGAAGAGGCGCTTGCCCTGTTCAGCAATTCGGAAGATGGGGACTTTGAAGCAGCGAGCGGATCACAAGGCGGTGAAGGCTATGCCTATGATCCGACACTCGGCGGCAGTTATGACCGTATCCGCTATGACTACTACGATAAAGATTCCAACATGGTGAATGTGCATTTTTATCACTGGTATGAAATAGAAACATATTACCGCGCGGATAACCCCTTGTTCTTTGCTGACGATCCGATGTTGGCAATGCGCGTTGCTGCGTCTTTGGATGTTCTGGCAGCAGAGCATGAGTTTGATGCCAGAGCAGAACAGCTTGACGTGAATGAAAAGGCAAAGGCAGCGCTTGAAGATGCCTTTTCAGGTGCCATTGAGTTTTTCGAGTTCAAGAAAAAGGTATTTTACAGCGCGATTGTTTCCGGAGAAAAGGTCTTTGCAAAGACGCTGGCGGAATCGCAGCAGGGCTTTCCTATTAAGTTCAAGACGGGCAAGCGGTACAAGAACCAGAAAATATGGGCCGGCATGGTAAATTCCATGATGGAACCGACGATATATTATAGTAAAGCTTTGACTGAATTAATGTTTGTTATCGCAGCCAATTCCAAAGGCGGCGCGATGGTTGAAGAGGATGCCGTCGATGACATTCAGGAATTTGAGGAAGGCTACGCAAGGACGGATGCTGTTGTTATCGTGCGTTCCGGTGCCTTGCAGAACGGCAAGATACAGCCGAAAAAGCAGGCGTTCCAGCCTACGGGATATGAGCAGATTATCGGCTTTTCGGATGCCACGATCAGCGAGGTTATCGGGATTGACCGGACGTTCCTTGGGTCTTCTGAAAACCGTATGGAACCCGCGTCATTGCAGCGCCAGAGGATCAGGCAATCGCTTACGGTGCTGGCAAATTACGTTGACAGCATAACGCTTTATGCGAAAGAACACGCCCGGCTTATGCTTGACCTGCTGCGGATTTTCGCGGAAAACAACAAAGGGGCGCTGTTTCATATCCTTGGCCCCGATGGCGCGGTAGAGTACGCGCAGATCAATCCTGAAATACTGTCCCTTGAATACAGCGTTGATGTCAAGGAAGCGCCGCAGACTGCGGATGAAAAGCAGGAGAACGCGAATATTCTATTGCAGATTGCCACGCCCCTCTTGCAGCTTGGCGATCCTGTTGGCAAGGTTGTTTTAGCCAAGGCGATCAAGAATATGGCGATCGATGGGGAAGACGCGCGGGAGATTATCAAGGCGCTTATGCCGGAAGAGGGCGACATCGATCCTGCCTACGTCAAGCAGCTTGAACAGACCGTCCAGCAGTTGCAATCGGATGCACAAATAGCTAATATCGATTTGTTGAAGTCGCAGACCGTTTTGAATAAGGCGAAAGTAGACCAGACGATGGCGGATGTTCATAAAAAAGCCGCAGATACGGTCAAGTCTTTGGAAGAAGGCGAGCAGACCAGCATCGAAAACAGGATACTCGGCGCGACGGGCGCTAAAGAAGTAAGGGTTAATACTTAAAACAGGAGAAAACATGGGAATAGTGCAAGACATCGAAAAGCTTCAAAATGAAATCGGCAAAACGGAAGAAGACGCGCCAGCCGCAGAAGTAGCGGAAAATCAAGCTC